TCACGCGCCTCCGGCGCTACTCCACCGTTCGCCGCCGTGCCGGTCGATCAGGTATTCGGCATGGCGCAGCGATGCACGGCGCGCATCGCCCGCGCTATCGAAGGCTTGCGCGTTGTCGAGCTTGAAAACCCGGCTTGCGCTCGCGGTCGCATCGGTGCGCGGAAAACAGATCCGCACCGCCGCGTCGAAGCCGGCCTCGTAATTGTGTGCACGCCCGTCGACGGACGCGAGACGCGGATAAATCAGTGGATGAATCTCGAATCCCCGATACAGATGCATGCTCATGAACGTCTCCGGGGTTGCCGCGCAAAGACCAGGAATCGCACGGCCACGCACGGCTCGCGGCACTGACTGGAAAGAGGCGGAAACAAGAAATGCGGCGGGTACAAAGGCGGGAAAGCACCGCGCAGCGGCGGCACGGCGGCAGTCGGGTGGTGCACATTCGGCGCGGCATCCCAATGCGGCCATCATACGCGCACGCGCAGAGAAGTCCAGTCGGTCATGCCGATACCTGCGGCGAGCCGGCCGCGTCAAACGGAACAACCCGAGCAATTCGCTGTGGCGAAATGCGGGCCGCATCGCCGCGCGAAGCACGCCGCGCAAAGAGGTGGACTGGGCAGGCCGGACGATTTTCGCCCACCGGCCTGCCACCGCATTGGAAGCCTCGCACGCTGTTGAGGCGCCGGAGGTGGCGTTTCGTTTGCCCGCTACGGGCGGCCGGACCTAGTGAATATCGATCAGGACAGTCAGTTCACGGCGCGCGCGTTCACCGACGCCGTGCTGGGCCGACAGCTCTGGTTATCGGTGGGCGGCAACGGGGCTTGGCGCGACAACGTGTTCGTCGAGCGGACCTGGCGCAGCATCAAGTACGAAGAAGTCCATTTGAAAGCGTACGAGTCGGTCGGCCACGCCCGGTGCTCCATCGGCGAATACATCAATCTGTACAACCGGAAACGGCGCATTCGAGCCTGGAGGACCAGACGCCGGACGAGGCATGCTTCGCGACGCTGCCTGCGATCAAATCGGCAGCATGATTGCGTCGGATGTTCCACTTAAAAATCGCAGAAAACTGTCCGGATGAGCGAGGCCACCTCTGATCGACGATGCGACATCGCATGCCCCAGCCCGGCCGCGCCCTTTGCCCGGCATGTCTTTGATATACTCTTGCTCCCAAGTCGGCGGAGCTGAGCCCGCCGGCAAGGGACAAACTGGATGATTGGCGCACGGGCTACCCCGATGGAAACGGTAGCGACGAGGGCCGTGCATGGCATGCTACAGGGTCGATTTGTAGCAAAGAATGCAGAGGAGAAGGTGTTAAGTCCTCTGTTATCGGGCGTCATTCCGCGTCATCAGTCGATTGCAGAAATCGCCGAAAGGCAAGCAGGCCAAGACTGAGAACCCGATTCACACGGGTTTGGTCCATCCCGCTCAAACTATCCGCTCCCCGTAGTTCAGGGGATGGAATGATAAGCGAGAGGCTTGTCCAGCAAGGCTTCCGTCCCTTGCTGTAGCAAATTTGTAGCACGTGAAAAAGCCCGCTCGTAGCGGGCTTTTTGCTCTCTAGTACCTAAACGAAAAAGACGGCACTCTCTGGACAATAACAGTATCGTAGACGCGGGCCACTGACAGAGACACGAAAACATTCACCGACCCCGCCTCACCCTCCAATGGTCGATTGGCTCGCGATTAGCTTCGCCCCACAGGCCAGTTCGTCGCCGTCGCAGGCTGCCGCGCTCCCATCAAAACGGGCGCTACCGGACACCTTGGCGATAAAAGTCGGACCGTGGATTTCGCAAATCGCCGGATCGTGTAAACGCGCAATTGCCCGCCCCTTGATTCGCGAATTCGGCGCACCTGCCAGTACGCGACCGCCATGGCTATGCACATCCCCTTCGACGATATATTTCTTCTGACTCATACAGAGTTCTTACATCCGTCTACGTGTGCTAGAAATCCCAACTAAACACCTGCGGATGCGCTTGGCGCGATGCAGCATCCGGCGGCGTCAGCATCACGATCGTTGCGCGCGAAGGATCGCGTAGATTAATGAGGGCATTGGTTTTGCCGTCGCCATAGCCCATCATCAGCCCTAGCGCGAGTTGCACCCAGATGGAGCTTGTCCCCGTATCGCCGCCAATTCGGCGCTGCATATCGAACGCGTCCTTCGGATCGTCCAGGTCAATGTGTTGCGGATTGTCATGCAGCGACTGTACGAGCAATGCGAGGTTCTGCGTTGACGCCCCCGTGTCGTAGAAAATCCGGTCGGGTTGTTCACCGGACGGAAGCGTCTTAAGCGCATCGTGCCAGCCAGCTTTCAGCTTTTCGATGCGCTCGCCCTTCTTCAGCAGATCGCCATGTTCGTTGGTCAAGTCGACTCGCACGGGTCGGTGCAGATACGCCAGCACCGGCCAATTGTCGTACTCTTCCAATTGCCATTTCGTCCATGGCACCGGCACCCACGGGTTCGGCTTGAATCCCTCGGGCGCTTTCAGTGGCGTGGTCTTCCAGAACTCGGGCAACTTGCTTTGCCAGTAATTCCATGGCATTTCCGACACGCCGACCGCGGGCTTGGGATATGCAGCCTGTTGATCCCAGAAATAATTCCACAGCTTGATTACGTCGTATTGCGTCTTCTCGTTGTCGATCGCCTCTGGAACGTCGACGGCATACGGACGAATCAGCCGGTCCACCCGGTCCTTGCGGGTAACCAGCAATGCCACAAAGCTATCGGGTTGCTTCGGCACAAAATTCCCGTTCGCGCTTGATTGATTCAAGTAGTTATCCCCGGGAGTCCGCAAGTAAGCTCGGGTATTCAGTCCATCTTCAACCAACACAACCGCTGCGGGTAGATCCGGATGTTGATCGAAGAATTCGAATAAACGACCGACTACATCATCGCCTTGCGCGGTATGCAGTTCGTCAAGGCGGATATACATGGGATTACCGATGCCGGCCCCATTGTCAGCGTCGCCAATATGCGTCGCCATCCGATCAGCATACTTTTCGTTTTCGTCTCGCGGCGGGCCAGCCACAATCACGGGAATAGGCCAAAACCCAAGCCAGCCCCGTAGCGTATATCCGAATACGTTGTTTTCACGTTGACTGCTGGCAGACGTTCGCTCGTCGCTCGACCAAGGGTAATCCTTCGGATCTTGAAGCAGTAGAGTGCCCTTGACACCAGCTTCGTCAAGCCGCATCAAAAGCGCACGCTGCCGAAAGCGATCAACCGTCACGCCGAAGCGACGAATCTCGAGCGTAAATCGCGTATCGTGCGGGGATGTCGCCGCTGCGGCATCCGTCTGCGCGGTGGCTGACTGCATGGCGACCGGGGCGTACTGGCGTACGTCGGAAGGGCGTGCCAACGCACGGTATCCCGCGTAGACCGCACCGGCGAGGACGAGTACAGGTAGCATCCACAGCAAAACGCGTTGGCTCATCGAGAAGCTTCCAAAGGACAAAAACCCTGACATCGTAAGTAGCTTCAGCGCTACGGTCCAGACCAGTGTCAGGGCCAACAGCAGGAACAGGAATAAGCGGGCGCCCGATGGACGCGAAATGGAAGTCATCATGGCGCGTCAGGGCAGCGGGATGTTATTCAGAGGGTTGGAGCGCACCTTCTCGATGATGTAGTCATTGCGAGTCTTCAGAATTTCGCTGACGACCGGTGGTGGCGGGGTTTTGGGCACCAACGATTCTGGAGGAAATTTCCCGTCTTTGAAGTACAGGTAATTCGCTTCGACGAGTTCACGCGTTGCGGCATCGAGCTGCCCGTAATAACGGCCATTGCCAGCAGCTTGCACCTTCCCCAGCGGAAGTCGCCAGTCCGCGATTGCCCGGAGCAGCGCTGCCCAGTCCGGATCATCGAGCGCACGTGCTTGACCGATCGCGACATCAAATGCGGTTGCACACCGATGGTTGCGCCGGCCGCTCATTACCGCCGAGTGATAGGAACTTGGCACCTGCAGTTCGTTCATCAAGCGCACCTTCGCCTCGTTTGGCGTCTCGGTCCGAAACACGACTATCTGTCCGGGCGTCGGTGGCATTGACATTATCACGCGCAACACCCTGCATTGGTCGTTGACGTCCTTACCCTTATTCAACGCTTGCTCAACCTCGGATGGCGCAGGCAAGCCCTTTCCAATCTGCAAGCCGGGCCACGGAGTCGGTTGCGGCGGACGTGGTTTCAAGTCAATAACGCTGAGTGCCGTCTCCGCCTCGACCTGATCAATTGACTGCGTACCCGGTAAAGTTTCACCACTCGTCAGTTTCTCATTGGAGGTTCCAGGAAGAACGTTACCCTCCATCTCCGGCTCGAACGGCGGCCTCAATGCCTCGCCATTGATGGTGCGCTTCTCGCCCTTTTCGATTCCGGCACGTTTGAAGAACTGATCGAAGCCGCTGGTCCCATGTGCGGATTCGTCACCCTCTCGCAAAACGATCGGCCCCGGCTCCGTACCAACCAGCACAGGCTTACCTTGTCGCTTACGGCGCGTGAAGAGACGCTGCCGAAAACCGTCCGAAAGGAGCTTTACGATCTCGGGCTTCGCCCCGGTCTTGACCACTTTAATTGAATCGAGCAAACCAACGCAGCCCATGCCGTTCACACCTAACAGCCCGACAGTCGCGTCTTCCGGACTAAAGTACAAGTACACCTTGCCGCGATTGTCCCGCTCGGCAAAAACCACCGAGGTCTTGCCATCCGGCCCTGTCAGTCGAGTGGCCTGATCAGGTCCCCACTTCGGGCCAGTAATGCCGAAGTTGTCGCGACCACCCGAAGGATCGACTTTTAAGGCGTCGAGCGCCGGCGCGGCATGCTTTTTCTGGTTAACAAGTCCGGTAAGGTTCGCCAGCGTCTTGGCACGTGCATAGCTCGTCTGCTGATTCTCACCCGTCTGGGTGAATGCATCCATCCCTTCCTCACTGAGTGAATAAGGGGAATCAATCAGAACCAGCGTATCGGCAGGTCGATCGGCCGAACCGCCTCCTTCCATCAGAAACGCCTGCGCGAGCAACGAAATCAGCGTCCCTTGGCTGTGGGCGACAATGTTGACCGTTTCATCTGGATCGATCAAGCGGATCTGGCGTACTAAGGCAGCCAACCGCTTGGCCGCCAGTATCATGTAATGCCGACTCGGGGCCTGACGTAGCGGGTGGGTCACATCACCCTGCAACGTGTCGAGCGTCTTCGTCTTCCATCCACCCTTGAAGTGGGTATTAAACATGTCCGGGATGTTGTTCGTCGCGTTCGCGAACATCCCGCCGTTCTTCGCACGATGACGATCAAGTCGATTACCAAACTTGTCGACATACTGTCCGTTGACGGTCTGTTTAGCAGCGTCTTGCGGGAGATCCTTAGGCTCAACTCGGATACCCCAGTAAAACGGGATCAACGGACTTCGAGTCTTCGCCGTCTCCTTGCGCCGATAGATTTGATCGTCGAGATCCTTCATCAAATCCGCAACCGTTACCTTGCGCGGATCATCTGCCATCCGCCCGTGCGTATACTCCGCGCCCCGGAAATCACTGCGGCCGAGCCGTTCATTCAGTCCCTCGCAAAGCCCGCCTTCGACCGTCACGAAGTCGGTACCAATATCGTTCACGCCGTGTATCAGGATCGTCGTACACGGGAACCGTGGTTCGACGTCGACATTCGCATGCGCGTCCTGTGGCCGGTTCGGCAGCAGTATCGCCTTGCGTTCGCCGACAACACGATCAGAGTTAGATTGAGATGCAGCCATCGATTACCCCTTCGCGTCGAAAACTTGAACGTGTGCGATATGCATCGCGTCACTGGCCGTAAGGTCAGTCAACCCTTGCCCATCGGAGACACCCTGTACGATGCTTCCGTCGCGCAAAGTAATTTTGTACGGCCGGTTCGGCACCGTATGCGCTGCATCGCTACTGTCGGTGCCGGGGTAGCGAAGTCGGAATTTCTGATCGGCTCCAGCATTACTGAACGCAGGAGGAGAAACGTGGTCGGTATCGGGACCAAGGAAATCATGCCCTGCAGTGTGCGCAATAAATGCACTGTCGGAGCCAACCTGCACACCGCCACCAATTTTCACGTAACTCCCGTCCTCTGCGACAAGCCGAATCGACTTGCCGGCGATCACGACCTCGTCGCCGATCGATGTGATGTGCACGGCCTTCTGAGCAGTAGCCGACAGCGTGTCCTGCTGTGCCTGTAACATCACCGGTCCGTCGCCAGCAATAGCGCGCACGCCCTCGCCGCGGCCAAATACATGCACACCCTGCCCCGCCGATGCGAGCAGACGCTGACCACCAACAAGCTGAAGATGCTGCTGCGCTACCTGATCGATGTTCTCGCCCGCATACGTCACGTGTGTTTTCGGGGTGATATGAACCGATCCAGCTTGCGCGCCAAACGCCATCAGCGCCTGCGATCCGACTGCGCCCGCACTTGGGGCGCCTGCCGAACCCGATGTGTCACCGCCAGGCGTCCAGCCTTTGAACGCCTGCGCAAGGGCTTGCTGCCCAGCCGCATCGGTTGCCTGCCCACCATGCTGCCCGGCATAGTCGCCAAGTGACTTGAACAGTTCCGTGCATTCGCCGAGCAACTCCAGCAGCTCGTCACGATCGAGCTGTCCACCGCTTGCCTGTGAGCGTGCGTAGGTCGTCAACAGCATGCCCTGCGCCGCACGCAATGCGGCCGCCGCATCGGTGCGCAGCTCCGCGCCCTCGCCTCGATCCTGACCGACACCGTCGTTGCGCGGCTGCGTCAGATACCCCAGATTCAATTGGGTATGCGCATGTTCGCTCGCCAACTGCGCGCTGATCTGCTGGGGCGTATCGTCGAGCCGGAGCTGGTTATACCGCCGGCCCTTTATCTCCTTCGTCTTGATCCCGGACACATAGCGATTGCCCGGCTGCGAGCCGGTATGCGTGAATGTGGCCGGCGGATTCGCGCCATTCCCGAGCACGCTGAGAATCACTAATCGGTCCGGGTCGCCCGCGATACTGCCGAGCAAGACTTCCATTCCGACACGCGGCAGGAAGGTCGCGCCGAACTGCGTGCCCGCCAAACTCGACGCGACACGAATCGGTGCGCTGTCGCCAACGTTGTCATTCGTGCCCGCCCCCCTGCGCGTGCGAATGATCCGCAGGATCGAGGCCGTGAATGCGAACATAGACCCGCCCCATTTCGTCGCAGATGACCTCTTCGCCATCCCGCGTCACGATCGTGCCGGTCATCAGCGGGACCGGCGGCAAATCGATTGTCGGCTCGTAGGCCGGCGTGAGCGGCACGCCACGACGTACGCACGTGAACGTGTTCTCGTAGCGTGTGTCGGGTTCGCCCGAGTGCTCGGGCGGTGTCGTCGGCGACGAGTATGCGAGGTGTCGGCTTGCCGCGAACAGCCCCATCACGCGTTCGGTGAGCCCTTTCGGAAGGTTGTTCCAAACCTCGTGATCGATCGACGTGATCACGAACTGCCGCTGGTCGGTAGACTGCATGTCCCATTCTGGATCGCCTGTCAGCGTGATCCACGTACCGACAGCCAAATCCCGCACACTGCTCACACCGTCGTACCGCTCAGCCTCGAACTGATGCGCGAGCATTCGCGCGCGCGTCAGGCGCTCATGATCGGCCCACGAATCGCCCGCATGCGGAATGTCGATCGCCACGTCGGTCAACAGCTTTGCAAGGTCGTTACCAGCTTCGCCCTGATCAACGCTGGCGGCAACCGTCGATTCGTCGATGCGCGCCTTCTTGTAATCCCATGACGGGCGGCTGGCCGCGCCCGGCACCAGTCGCGCATGCAGCGCGAACAGCGTGATCGTGTCGCGCTCTTCAGTGCCGGCATCGCGTGGATGCAGGCGCACGGTGCCGGCCGGTGCCTCCGGTAGCGCCATCGGATCGTCACAGCACACCAGCGTGTGCACCGGCGTGTCGTCGTGGATGTTGCGCGACGGCTTGGCTGGGCCAGCCTTCGCGAACACCGTGATGCCTTCGCGGCGCAACAGTCGACGCACGAACTTTGCGTCGGATTCGTTGACTTGCCGGGTCAACTCGCGTGCCGGGTAACGATCACGGCTCAAGCCGGACAGATCGAACTCGAATGCGCGGGCGAGCGCCGGGCTGCGCTGTCGCCATTCGTTGAACAGCGTGGAGAGGATGTCGACGACGCTCTTCGAGCGAAAGACGCGAGAATTGGTGCGCTTGTCCATCAGCGACAGCGCGTCACAAACCGTGAGCTGGTAGACGCACAACTCACCGTCGCTCTGACCGATCTGCACATCCTGAATGATCGCGTTGACGAAATGGAGCTGACCGCGATCAGTGACGAGCCGCATCGAGACGGGCACACCGATGAACAATTTCGGAGAGAGGTCGTGGCGGGTGGATACACCGGTCAGGTGCCCGCGAATACCGGTCATCAACCCTTCGCGAACGTTTGCGTGCTGAAGCGCAAGCAAGCGCCCCAAGCTACTTTGCAGCCGACCAAAATTCAGCGCGACCGGACGCTTGTTCCAGTCGACCATCCCCGATGCAAAGTTACTTATTGTTTCGCTTAATGACACGACCGCCCTCTCGATCTTTGTTGAATTCGTATTGATTCGGGCGATCGGGCCGCGTGTCGGGACGGGCAAACCGCCGATTTCTGGTCAGAGGATACCAAATCCGGCGGCGGCAACAAGAAAATGACAGGGGTGTGGCGCGCCGAACGGCACACTTTTAACCAAGATTGACATGCGGTGGCAGCCGATTTTGTCGTATCTTTCGCGACGGAAGGATTATTAACGTCTGATCCTTTCAAACGCAGTACACGGCCCAAGCAGTAACTCGACCTGCCGCTCCTCTCGGCGGCAGGTCGCTTTCTTATTGGATCAAAACAGGCCGACGGGTTGTGCCGCGTCGTCCCAACTGAAAATAATCAGCTCGTTTCGCTCGGCTGCCCGGCCACCGCCGCCCACGGTGTACTGGATCGGCACGGTCTCGATGTGAAATCCGTCGAACACGCGCCGAATATCGGGATGGTCATTGAGGCTCACGATCGCGCGCCCTTTGATCGACCGCAGGCGTTGCGCCATCTTTTCGTACTCGCCGAATGGAAACGCCACGCCATACCCCTCCGTCTCGTAATACGGTGGGTCCAAGTAGAACAGCGTATGGGGACGGTCGTATCGATCAATGCACGCAGCCCAATCCAGCCGCTCGATATACGCGTTCGCGAGCCGCAAGTGGGCCGCTGACAATTCTTCCTCAAGCCGCAGCAGGTTCAGTCCCGGTGGATGTTCGGTGCGCGTTCCGAACGTTTGCCCTTCCAGCTTCCCGCCAAAGCAACTTTTCTGCAGGTAGTAGAAGCGAGCCGCCCGCTGGATATCGGTGAGGGTTTCCGGGATCGTGTGCTTGAGCCACTCGAACACCTGCCGGCTCGTCAACGCCCACTTGAACTGGCGCACGAACTCCTCCAAGTGATGTTGCACGACGCGATACAGGTTGATCAGCTCGCCGTTCACGTCGTTGACCACTTCGACCTTTGCCGGCGGGCGCAGAAAGTACAACGCGGCCCCACCCGCGAACACCTCGACGTAGCAGTCGTGCGCCGGAAAACGCGGGATGAGATGGTCTGCGAGACGGCGCTTACCGCCGATCCAAGGAATGATGGGATTTGCCATTGTGAAAGCCGTTTTTAAACTTGGTGTAGAATCCGGCCCGCCTACCGGTAGGTAGCAGGGCCTTGGCTGATTCACTGGCTCAGACAGTGGAAAGGCGACCGGAAGACGTGTTCCAGCACGTTCCCCGGTCGCCCTGTTTCATTCGAGACCGCTCGGCCTCGATCGCCGCGCTACTGCGGCAGATTGGATTGCGCGTCGCCGATCAACGCGTCATAACTGCGCTCGCACTGCTGGCCGGCGATGCCCCGCTCGTCAGCGATCTTCGCCAGCTCTCCCGCGCGCTCGTCAGTCCGGCCGAACACGTCGGCAAGCAGATCGAGGGCGTCGCCGGCTGCCGGGCTTCCGGCCGAAGCGCTGGCACGCCGGACGTCGGCAACGAGCACTGCGACCTGCTTGCGCAGGCCGTCAGCAGCAGCATCGGCAGTAGCGGCATCAGCGACCGCCTGATCACGTTTCTTTGCAGCATCGGTTGCGATCCCCTCTTGTGCCGCCAGCCGGCGGCGAATCTCGTTTCGTTCGTTCCGAAGGTCATCGATCTGCCTCGCCTGATCCGCGACCTTCGCGGATTGATCAGCGTCACGGTGTCCCTTGAAGTAACCGCAGGCCGACCCGGCGACGACACCGGCAACAACGAGCAGCCAGATACGCGGCTCGATCCATGTCATGCGACGACCTCCCCGCCAGCCGCGCGATACGCGGCCAGCAAATGCTCGATGTCGTTCTCATGCTGGCCGTAGCCGGCCCCCGGCAAACTGGCCCATACGTTCGACACCTTGGCGATGGCTTCACGAAACCGTCCGGCGTCGATCAGCGGCAATGCGCCGTGCTCGCGCAACTGCTGCAGCGCGTACCGGTCCTGCGACACCGGCCCGAAGTCGGGCAATTTCATCTGGGCCTGATAGATCCGCCACCAGCGCGTGAGGATCTGATAACGGCCAGCCGCCGTCGACGGCACACGGATCTGTCGGTTGAGCACATTCGGATGCGACACGTAGCTGGAGAACAGCAGCGGACGCGATGCCGTCGATCCGATCAACACGTTGTAGCCGTCGTCCGATTTCGCCAGCAGCGGCGAGCCGATCTCGCTTACAGCGATGGCGTCGAGAAACGCGACGCGGTTCTTTCCGCCTGCGGCGGACACACTGATTCGAGCCATCGTCACTTCTCCCCAAACACACGCTTCGCGTGCCGACGCAGCAGCACTTCGAGGTACTGCGACCCGACAATGCCGAGCGCACTACCGAGCCCGAGCAGCGCGATCGGCGGCAGATCCGGGATCTGCAGCAGTGCGAGCCCGGCCACCATCGACGTCGCCGATCCCAATACGGCACGGCCGGCAACGAGCCGGAACGTCAAATGTTCGTTACCCACCAACACCTTGGCGATGCCAATCAAACCGCCCATGATGATCAGCTCCAGAATCGTCTTTTCATGGTCTTGCATCGGTTCCCCTTGCCCGATAAAAAGAAAGGCCGCTCCGGTTGCCCGTGAGCGGCTCTGCTGCATGCCCGGCGTCCGCGTTACGGCTGCGGCGCGGGAATGACAAGATTGATCTTCTTCGCCTGCTTCTTGCCGTGTCCGGCTTTCGCCTTGCCCTTGTTGCCGGCGTTGAGCACGACCTCCGTCTCCCAACTGCGGCCGGCGTATTCGTGCGTCACCGACTCGACGAGGAAATCGCCGTCCGCATCGCGCTTGAAGCCCTTCAGCGTCACCGTCTTCTCCGCCGACACGTCGGCGCGGCCGAGCATCCGCAAGCGGCTCGTGGCCGTGTGCCGGTTGAGCTTCGCCAGCCGCGCGGACGCCGCGGCCTTCGCCGCCTGCGGGCTCGCGAACGCGTGCCGCTCGGTATGCACGGCCGCCGCACCGGGCGGCGCATCCGGATTCGGGATCACGAGATCGATCTTCTTGCCCGACTTCGCGTCATGCACCTTCGTGCGCACCGCCGCGAAGCTCGCGCGATCCGGAAACGAGATCTCGTAGTCGATCAGTTGCTCCGGCGTGAGCAAGAGCGCCGGCAACACCTTGCCGCTCGCGCTCTTGCCGCCGCCGATCGGCGTGACGATCAGCTTGCCGGCCTTCACGGTCGCCGTCGCTCCGTACTGCCGCGCGATCCGCGTGACGAAGTGCAGATCGCTTTCGCCGAACTGGTCCGCGCGCGGCACGACGACGTCGATCGAGCACGCGGCCGCCCACTTGTTGCGCCGCGCGATGTCGCCGACGACGTCGGCAAGCTTCGCATTCGACCAACTGCCGTAGCGGTGCGTCTTCGACGTCGCCCGCAGGTTCGCCGGCCGCCCCCGGATCGCCACCGTCGCCGGCGGCCCGCGCAACACGATCTCGTCGATCGCGTACTCGCCGAGCAACGACAGCCCTTGCCCCGCCCAGCCGAGCGAGATCTTCAGCGTCGCGCCCTTCGGCGGAAAGCGGATCACGCCGTCACGGTCGTCGAGCTCGATTTCGCACTCGTCCGCCTCGAGGCCGGGCTTGTCCGTCGTTCGGATCCGCAGCACGCGATCCTGAATCGTGCGCGTGATGTCCGCGCCGTTCGCGATGATCTGGAATATCGCCTGCATCGCCCGCCCTCACGACCAGAGCTGTATCGGCTCGTCGCGCGGCGCATCGAGATCCGGCAACGTGATCAACACGCCCGAGCGGAACGGCTGCGGCTCGCGCGCGAGGCCCGGATTCGCCTCGTAGACGGCTTCGACGATGCCGCTCAGCGTGCCGTAGGCGGCATAACAGAGCGTGTCGAGCACGTCGCCGTCAGAGGTTCTTAAAGTCCTCGCCATAGCGGCCAAACTCCAGACTGAAGGTTTGCTTGCGCGGCGCTCCGTCCGACATGAGCGCCTCCTGTTCTTCCTCGACACTTTGCAGATACCAGCGCCCGAGCACGTCGCCCGTACCGGCCGTGAGCTGCACCGGCTTCATTCGCCCGCCGATCGCGCGCAATGCCTCCAACTGGCGCGCGCCCGCCCCGAGCGCCGCGAACACGACGCCGGACAGCACAATCGTTTCGCCGCCCTGGCTCACCGCCTGCAACGCCTCCGGCCGGTTCAAGCGCTCTTGCGACGCGACCTTGTAGCGCGTCGTGCGCCGCAGCTTGTCGAACGCGGCCGTCGACAGCCCGAAGTTGAAGCGCCGCCCTTCCTCGGTCGTCAGCGTCAGCAGATGAGGGGTAGCCGACGAAGCGTCGCCGCCCAATGCATCGAACACCGCGCCGAGCCCGGTCGCCTGCAACACCGATTTGACGGCCTTCGCCGTGTCGGTGCCGACGACGGCGGCGAACTGCGTCTCGACGCCCTTCAGCGCCGTCGTCACGGTCTGCGCCGCCGCGTGGATCTGCGAATGGTTCGACGCGTTCGCGATCCGCAGCACGCTGCCGACCGCGCCCGCCGTCGCGCGAAACCCGCGCGTCACCTCGCCGACCTTCGGGCTCAGATCGGTCGCGACCGACAGCGCACTGCTCGCGCCGTTCAGCAGCTCGGCGGCTGACGTCAGGTTCCCCGTCGCGAGCTTCGTCAACGTGTCGACCGTGTTCTGGCTCGCCGCGCGGTTGCGCTCGTAGACACGGCTCACGTGCTGCACGCGCTCGGCCGCGATGCTGGCCTGCGTCGCGGCCTGCGTGATGCTCTTCACGAAATCCATCGCCTCTCCTACAGGTGCGGCGCGTCGAACAGCGCCGACCGGTTGTTGCGGTCCATCGATTGGGTCATCGTCCGTTGGATCTGCGGATTGATGCGTGCGAGCAGCCGGTCGGCCATCGCCTGATCGCTGCCGCCGTCCAGCTTGATATTGAAGACCGGCGCAAAGCTGTTTTGCTGCTCGACCTTGAACGCGCGCCGCTCGGCGACGCCGGGCTCGACGAGCGCCTTCGCGTTCGCGACCGCGCGGGCGGCTTCCGGCGTGTCGCCGCGCTGCTGGAACGCCCAGCGCGTGAGCGCCCCGAGCAGCTTCTGGCCGGCGAAGGTGCCGATCGCCCCGCCCGCGACGCCGCCGATTGCAGCGCCAATCGGCCCGCCGAATGCGCCGATCGACGCGCCGAGCTTCGCGCCGACGACGCCGCCCGCGAGACTGCCGCCGATGCCCGCGAAGTTTTCCGCCTTCCGCGCGCGCGGATCGTCGCCGGCCGCGACCGCGTACGCGTCCTTCGCCGCGAGCCCGACCTTCAGCACCGTTCCGGCGAGCGCGATCTTCCCCGCGTACGGCAATACGCGGCCGGCAATCCCGCCCAGCGCCCGGCCGAGCCGCCCAAAGCGCCCGGCCCGGCCTGCCTTGCCGCTCGCCGCACCTGCCGCGCCCTCGATCAGATCGCCGACGGAGCCGCCGCCGATGCCGCCGCCCGGCAGGTTGACGACGAAGACGCGCTGCACGCCGCTGGCTGCTGCGCCGAGCGCATCGAGCGCCTGAGCGCCGCGCCCCGGCTTCGCTCCCTTGCCGCCCTTCCCGGAACGCCCGTCGCCCCTCGACAACCAACCGCCGCGCGCGACATCGAGCACGCCGCGACCGATCGACCACGCCGCACGCGCGCCGCGATACGCGATCGCCGCGCCCGCGATGCCGATGACAGCCGCCGCCGCGCGCGGCGACGCATCGACGATGTCGCGCACCTTGCCGCCCGCTTTCTTCGCCTGCTCGCCCGCCAGATCCGTCACCGGCCTCAACGCGTCGCCGATGCTGCGCATCGCGTCGTCCCACTGATCGACGACCTCTTTCCAGATCTGCTTGGACGTCTCGCGGCGGTCCCGGAGATCCTTCTCGATCTCGCCGCTCGCTGATGCGGCGTTGCGCTTCAGATTCGAGTAGAGGTCGGCGTTCTGCAAGTACGCCGTGAGCGCCGCCTTCACCTGCATGTCGTTGAACAGATCGCCCGTCTTCATCGTCTCTTCGAACGCACGAATCTGTTTCTGACGCTTGGCCGGATCCAGCTCGGCGTTGATCGACTTCGCCGCCTCGGCCAACTGCTTCGCCTTCGCCGGATCGACCCGCTCGATGTACGCACGCGCGAGCACGAACGACGCTTCGAGCGTCGACCAGCCCTTGCCGACCGCTTCCTTCATCTTGGTTTCGTAATCGACACCGGCTTTCTTGTAGTTGCGTTCCGTCTCGCCCGAGCCGATCTTCGAGAACCAGTTCTTCAGGTTGTTTGCGGCTTCGTCGGCGTTGCCCGCCGTCTTCATCTGAACCTGAAGCATCGCGCCCAGCTGCGTCACCGAATCCTGCCCCGTGATGCCGATCTTCTTCATTTCGGCGAGCAGCACCGGGAACCAGCGGGCCATGTCGACCGACTCGAACGACCCCTCCTTGCCGAGATACGCGATCGCCTCCAGCGCCTTGAGCATCGCGGCCGGATCCTTGATGTCCGCGTTCTGCTCCAGCGCCTGAATCATCTTCGCCGTCTCGACGCTCGTCGCGCCCTGACCGATCGAGAACTTCGCCACAGCCGGCGCGAAACCGAGCGCGCGATCGACGTCCATGCCGGCCGCCACCATCTGATTCACCGCCTCGGCCAGCTCGTTGCGGTTCATCCCGTTCGCCGTCGCGTCTCGGCGAATCCGGTCGGACATCGCGCGCTCTTCTCCCGTGCGCGCGATGCCCGCCTTGATCGCGATGTCGCGGATGATCGCCTGATACTGCGCCGACACCATCGTCGGCACCGCGATCGCGGCGGTCAGCTTCATCGAGTCGCCGACCGCGCCGCGCATCGCCTCCCGGCCGCCGCTCAGGCGCTCGTGCCCCATCGCGCGCAGTTCAAGCCCGCGCGCGGTGCGGCCGAGCCGCGCATACGCGCGATCGAGCCGGTCGACCTCGATGCCGGCGTCGCGCAACGTCCGCAGATTCGAATCCAGCTTGCGCCGGATCGTCTCGGCCGCGCTGTCGCCCGCGCGATGCAGGCGGCGGAACTCATCCTGTAACTTGATCGTCTCGCCGATCTGACGCTGCCACATGCCCTTCTCGGCGGCCGTCTTGCGCAGCCCGACGATCTTCGATTGCGTGTCGGAGATCGCCTTGCCGAACGTCGCGGATACCGCCCCACCGATCACGATCCCCAACGCGATTTCGCGTGCCATCTCCGCTCCCTGTCACATCAGTCCGTCAACCACCACACCAGATCCTCAAGCGTCAGATCGTCGACCGCCTGAGGGCTCACCGCGCACCCACGCAGCAGGCGCTTCGCCATCGCCTTGACGGTCTTTTCGTGCAATCGGGCCAGAGGTTCGAAAGGAGTCGTACGCGCGCTGCATCGCCACGTAGTCGGCCATGTCCATCTGCTCCAGCTCGTCGGGCGCAACGTCGGCGAGCATCGCGAACAGCGTGATCTCGCGCAGTTCGTCGTCGTCCTGCGCGCGCTTGCTCGCGCCGCGCACGTCGCGCACCTTCGGGCGGCGCATCGTCAGCGTGTCGCGCAGCACGCCGTCGAGCGTGATCGGGTATTCGAGCTTGATCGTGATCGTGTCCATCGGGTTTCCTCGAAATATAGAAAAGGGCGCACGACGCGCCCCTTGGGTTCAAAGTTGCTTTGCCGCGCGTCACATGCCGAGATCGCGGCGCACCTGCGCGAGCTGGTCGACGCCGTCGATCACGCGCACGAAGCCGAAGACGTCGATCTCATGCATGACCGAACCCGCGATCTCCAGCTTGTAGTAGTTCAGCGACGCGGCGTATTTGATTTCAGCCTTCTCGCCCGGCTTCCACGAGCCGGAATCGACCTCGGTCAGCATGCCGCGCATATGAACGGCAACGGCTTTCGAGCCGCCCTTGATGTCGCGGAACGACCCGCGAAACGTCGCGTTGAACGCGGTGCCGTCCGCGATGCCGAAGAACTTCAGCACGTCGCGCTCCAGCGTCGACATCGCGAACGACGCTTCGAGCGCCTCCATGCCTTGGTCGGTCTTCACCGCCGCGTCCATGCCGCCCGCGCGAAAATCGTCCGTCTTGATCTTCAGCTTCGGCGGCGTCACCTCGGTCGTGCGGCCGACGAAGCCGCGACCGTCGACGTACATCGCGAGATTGAAAAGCGTTTCCGGAACCATGGTTCACCTCCTACGATTGGGTATCGAGCACTTCCGTGAGCCACTGATTCGTGACCTCGAAGCGGAAGATCGGGTTTTCTGCTGGCGGAACGTCAGTGAACCGGATGTTCCAGTACACCTTGCCCTGTTCGAGCTGGCTCGCGCTGTTCAGGCGCGGATCCGCGTAGACCTCGAAATTGATGATCGCGCCCTGTGCGCGCAGGTCGCGCATGAACGCCTGCAGCCCTTCCGTGACGTCCTTCACGTAGGTCGCCGTGATGCCGCGGTCGACCGCCCACTTGTGGCCGGCCTGCACCGCGTCCATGACGATGTCGAGCGTGCGCACGCGCGTGACGAACGACCATTTCGGATCGGCCGACAGTGTGCGGTTGCCCCACAGCCTGAAACCACCGTCGCGAATGATCGTCGTGACGAACGCGTTGTTCAGCAGGTTCGCGCGGCACGTCTCGTCGCCGTCGAGGAACTCGATCGGCCGGCTCGTGCCCGTGATCCCGACGATTTCCTTGTTCGACGGCGACGCCCAGAAGCCGATCGCGGCGTCCGTCTGGCAGAACATGCCGGCCGCGTACGCGGACGCCGGCGCATCGGCGTCGACGTTCGCGCCCGTGTCCCAGTAGCGCACGCCCGGATCGACCAGATACAGCCGTTTGCTGCCGAAGTTCTTTGCGTAGGCGATCGCGGCCTCGTCGTCAGTGTTCGGCCCGTCGACGATCGCGACCGCGCGCAACTTGTTCGCGAGCGCGTCGGCCGCCGTCGCCACCGCCTGCTTCGACGTATGGCCCGGCGCGATCAACAGGCGCGGTTGCAGGTTGAACAGCGATTTCCCATCGAGCAGCGCTTGCAGGCCAGTCCGTCTGCCGGCCGCCGAAACGCCGCCGATCACGTCGGTCGCGAGCTGCGCGGCGTCGCCCTTCTTCTCGACGCCGACCGCGACGATCGCCGCCTTGCTCTGCGCGAAGATCGCGCGCGCGGCTCGCGCGACGGCGCTGTGCTCGCCGAACGCCTGCGCCGCGTCGTGTTCGCTCGTGAGCCGCACCGGAACGTCCGGTTGCACGAGATCCGCGCCCGGCGCGTACGTATCGACGAGGCCGACCACCGACGACGACGGCACGGCGATCGTGCGCGGGCCGACGTCGACGATCGTCGTCGTGACGCCGTGATAAAACGAGGTAGCACCCATTCAGGTCTCCAGAAAAGAAAAAAGCCGCTTGGGCAAGCGACTTCGATTGCGAGTGAGTAGCGATGCCTATCGTCGCGTCGACGCGTTACGCTCGCCGGCAATCTCGGGTTGCTCGGGCCACGTCGGCTCGTGCCGGGTCAGGTCGATCCCCTTAACCGCACGCGTGTACGCGATCCATGCACGGGCCTGCTGCGCCTCACTGTCGGTTGCGTCTCCCAGCATGATCGCGGTCTGTAACGGCGTCAGGGCGACGCTCGCGCGCTCCAGCAGCCGATCACGCATCGCCGTATTGCTCACGATGATCTGTTCGATGGTCGGCGGCGGCGGATCCAGCAGCACCGGCACGCCGCTATCGTCCAGCGCCATGCGCTTGCCCCGCGACTCGCCGTCGAGCAGCATCTTCCATTGCTCGTCCGTGATCTCGGTGCACGTCACGCCCGCCGGCGCGGGGCTGTCCACGCTGTCGTAAAACGCCGTGATGAAATTCTTCGAATCATGTGCCGCGAATTTCTGCGCCACTGTCCCACTCCTGAGTCAAAATCCAATCGCGAAATAATTGCCGCCTACGCCGCCCGACATGCCAGCGTTGTTCTGGCAACTCAAGGTCGCGCCGGTCCTGAATGCGGCGTAGGTCTGCACCGTGAAATTGCCGATCGAGCCGCCGCCGATCGTGGGCGACAGCCCCAGACACGCATTCGGGAAGGCAATCGGGAACGTCACTGTGGCGTTGGGATTACCCGTGCCTGACGACATGAAGCTGCCCCACTGCAAAATCAGCCCGTTCGGGAATTTCGAGAATCCCGGTATCGCCAGCGTCGCGGCGAACAGGTTGTCCCCCTTGAGGGCAGACGAACCCATGAGAATCTGCCACACGCCCCCGTTTCGGACGACCAGCGCGGGGGCCGGCGACGTCGGGGTCGGCCCCGTGACATACGACGCTCCCACCGCGCTGCCGCTCGCGTTGTAAATCACGTCGCTGCCTTGCGTCACGATCGTGCCCGCCGCAGCAATAAAGAACGCCGCGCCCTCGGGAACGGTCGAGACCAACGGAAGCGTGACGGTCGGCGACTTGGTGCTATAGACGACCATCCCCGCCTGTCCGGCTTTCAGCGTGATCGCGCCTTCCGCATCGACCGCTCCCGAGAAACTGCCGAGCGCACGCTGCACGAATGCGGTCGTCGCGAGGCGGGCCGAGTTGTCGAACTGCGACGCGGTCGACCAGTTCGGACCGGCCATGACCGACGAGAACGGCAACTGCGCGCTACCGCCGGCTGCGATCCACTGTCCTGGCGGGACAGCGACGAGGAGCAAACTATCCCCGAGCGTCAACGTCGCGCTCGGATTCCCTCCGTTCAGGAGAATCGAATCGTTGCCGTCGCGAACGATCGTCAAAGGGGCGTCGCTGCTGTTGTTGAACAGGAACGTGCCCCCAAGCGGCATGGTCGACACGGCCGGCAAGGCGAACGTCGCCGCAGCGCCTCCCCAGAAATTGATGCAGCTTCCCGCTTGCGATGCCGTGAGCTTCTGCGACGAAATGTATGACGCGAAATTCACATTCCCGAGCGCGCGCCTGACGAACTCGGTGGTCGCCATTCTCGTACTGCTGTCGAGCGGAGCTGGCGTGGTCCCTTTCGGTGCGCCAGTGAACGTCGGGGAATCCAGCGGCGCCTTCTGAGACAATGCGTTCGTCATCGTCGTCGCGAAGTTCGGATCATTCCCGAGCGCTTTCGCAAGCTCGTTCAACGTGTCGAGCGTCGACGGAGACTGGCCGACCAGATCCGCCAACCGCTGCGAAAGATCGGTTTTCGTCGCGTATTGAGGATGCGGATCGACGGCGGACGCATGCGACTCCTGCTGTTGCTTGAGGTACTTCGTGCGATTGGCCAGTTGCTTCGCTTGCAGGTTGTCGATCCCATCCGGGCCACCTATCACCGGATCCGACGTCTCCAATTGATATACGCCGTCTTCCCATTGGGCTTGTTCTTTCAGGTTTGCCATGCTGCTACCACTCCCCGAGAATATTGGCCGTTGCGGACGGCCGTGCCGTTATGGCGGATCGCAATCGCCGAATAGTCGAGCTTCACCAGTTGACTGCGCGCGGGCGCGTAGCGCTCGATCGCGCGCATCAGCGCCTGCCCTTGACCGCGCGTGATCGGCTGCTTCAGCGTCACGATGTACTCGGCCCACGCGCTTGCGCGGCCATGAACGTAGTTGCCGTCCCGCCGCGCTGTGCCGTCGCGACGCTTCGCGATCCGTCCTTCCTGAATCTCGATTTCGCCGAAGCCGAGCCGCCGAACGATTTCGCGGACGGCCCACGGCGTGCCCTTCCTGCGATGCAACGCCAACGAGCCTTTGATCAGCGCACGCCGCGCGTCGTCCGACTCGGCCAACTCCCACCCGTCGACGGCGACCGACCATGCGAGCCACGGCAGGAATGCGGCCGGACATCGATCGACGTCCATCAGCGTGCGCAGGATCTCCGGATCGACGCTCGGCCGCAGCACGCGAGCGAGCGCGGCTTCGAGCGGCGTCTGATTCGACGGCAATAGACGTTCACTCATCGAGCACCTTCAGATTCAGGACGACGGACGTGCAATCGGCGAACTCCTGCCCGTTGCACGTGACGTCACCCAGCGGAGCTTTCAGATCGACGCGCGCGACGCTGCTGCCGCGCGGATGAAGCGCGCCCGCGATCGCCGATCGCGCCATCCCGAGCTTGAGCCGGCGTGCCGCGTCGATCGCGGCGTCGAGATCGCGCCGTCGCTCGGCCAGCACGACGGCGGGGTCCGGGCCGCGTCCCACGTAGACGTCCGCCTCGATCACGTATGCAACCGGCCGGGCCGGCACGACAAGCACCGTGTCGGTCAACGGCCGCACGTCTTCGGCGGACAACGCCGCGCGCACCTTCGCGAGCAGCGCGTCATTCGCGATACCCCCATTCGACTGCGACATGATCGTCACGCGAACCGTGCCCGGCTCCGGACGATCGACTTGCACGTCGAGCACCTCGGGCGACACGTCGAGCGCGTGCTTGCGATAGGCGTCGATCGGCCCCGCGTCGGTCGACGTCTCGATCGCCAGTTGCGTGCGCAATCGGAATCGCTCGTCTCGCTCGTAGATCGGCGAGCGCGGCGGCGTCGCATCCGGATCGCCGGGATCGACGAGCGCCTTCTCGACGCCCATCAGTGCGGCAACGTGTTCGAGATCCGCGCCGGTCGCGTACGCGAGCATGGTCGCCCGCGCGGCATCGTTGAGGCGTGCGCGCGATCGGATCTCGTCGTATGCGGCCAGCTCGATCAGCTTGACGACCGGATCGGATTCGAGCGCGGCGCTCCAGTCCGGATAGATGCGCTTGAAGTACGCGAGCTTCATCTGATACGCCGCTTCGAAGTCAAGCGTCTCGACCAGATCGGGCGGATCGAGCAGCGACAGATCGATCATCGTCATACCGTCACCTCGAAGATCTCCGCCTTGCCGTCGACATGGCCACGAATCTCGAACGTCACGCGCCCGTCGACGACCGCAAGCGCGGCGACACGATCGAGCTTGATACGCGGCTCCCATCGCCCGATCGCGCGCGCGGCTTCCGCCTGCGCCGACGAGATCCAGCCGCGCGTGATCGGCAGGTCGACCATCGCCGGGATGTCCGAGCCGTACTCGGGCCGCTCGCGGCGCGTGCCCCGGCGCGTGCCGAGGATGTCGCCGATGCTTTGCTTCAGGTGCGCGAGACCGCGCAGCGGTGCGCCGGTCCATCGATCCATGCCGACCATCTCATCGATGTCGCTCATGCGTGGCCCTCAAGCCGTTTGAAGTCCGGATGCGCGTCGAGATACTCGATATGCGACGCGACGCTCGCGAGCACCTCGCCCTTGATGACGCGCAGCACCGAACCGTCCGGGAACACGACGACGCGTGTCCGAAAGCGCGTATCGACGAACGTGGCGCGCGGCTGGACGAGCGGCGCACTCGTGTGCGATGGTTCTTTTGCCATGTGCTGACTCCAAAAATGCGAAACCCCGCGATTGCGGGGCAAAGTGACTTGGAATACCGACCGGCTACAGCGGCGGCGACACGGGCGCTCCGTCGCCCTGCTCCCTGTGGCTGTGGCCGAGGAACGACTTGCCGCCGATCTCGACATCGCCCGTGTAGCGAGCACCGCCGTCGACTTCCACCGCCGGCCCGCCGTCCGCGCCTGCCCGGCCCTGCATGCCGCCGTTGAACGTCAGGCGCTGCCCGGTCGTCGTGTTGCCCGTGAACGTCGAATCCGGAACGTCGCCGAGTAGTTTCTCGGTGCGCAACGTCACGCCGTCCGCGCGTAGCTCCAGTTCCGTCTCGCCGATGCGGAAAACGATCCGCCCGCCTGCGGGCACATCGACCCGGTACTCGTGCGACGCGTGGTCGTAGACCTGCGACGCCCCATCCGGAAAATCAAACGCCGTTTCGTTCGGGCTGCGCCGTGCTGCCCCGCCGTGCTGCTCGGCGTAGTAGCCCGGCACCGCGTACGCGCTCGACAGCTCGCCCGACGCGGACAGGACGGATGCCTGCTCGCCTTCGGACGGCGGCCGCCAGAAGCGCACCGCGCCCGCCGCGACCGTGAACCACGGCAACCAGTCACTGACCCAATCGCCGACCCGCACGCGGCATCGCGGCGGGTCGTACGACACCGCGTCGACCGTGCCTTGCTGCACGAGACACGCGAGCCGCCGGTCGATCTCGCCGATTTCATACTCGAGCATCGTCACTCCGGATAGTCGGCCGGCGCGTCCTGCGCCGGATCCCAATAGCTGCTTTCGTTGCCCGGCCCCGTCGACGGATCGACGCCCCATACGAGCGTGCTGCCGTCCGGGATCGCTTCCGGCTCGCCGCCGATGCCGAATTCGTGCGTCCATTCGACAAGCCACACGAGGTACGTGTCGAGCTGCGGGCGGAACGGGTCTTCGCCAACCTGAACCACCCTGCCGGGCGCGATCGGCAGGCCCCACGTCTGCATGTGAACCGCGAGCGCGAGACGCGCGGCGATTTCGCGCACGTGCAGCTCGTGTTCCGCGCCGTATGGATCGACGATGATGCGCGCCTGCATGCGCGCGATCAGCGAAATGCAGCCGGTCCCGTCGTCGTGTCCGGGTTCCATTTCGGACAGCTCGACGGCGATCAGCGGCGTCCGGATCTGCGCACCGATCTTCGGATACGCTTCGATCCGCTCGAAGGTCGGCAGCGCTTCTCGCAGGCCCTTCACGATCGCGTCGTGCAGCAATTTGAGGTTATCGAGCACGTCCCATTACCTTTTGTAGTTCGTAGTTCACTTCCTGCCTCAGGATCGTCAAGAGCCGTTCCTCGCAAGCCTTCGCCGCGCGGCGAAACGCCGGCTCGCCCGTCTCGTGCCAATTGACCGTCACGACGCGGTACGGCAGCCGTGCCCTCCCGACGCGCTCGAAGATCGGCCCGTCCGGTTGCCGTTTCGACTGCCGCCATGCGCCCTCGAACGACGTGCGGCCGGCGCGCATGCCTTTGCGCGTCTTCGCCACCGAGCCGAGGCGGTGCGCCTCGATCGGGTTCAGGCCGAGCCACACCTTGCCGGTATCGGCCGACCGCAGGAAGAAATACAGCCGGCGGCGGATCGTCTTCCGCGGAATGCGCGTCGCCGCGCTGACTTCCTTCGCCGTCTGGCTCTTGATCCATGCGGCCGTCTTGCGCAGCGTGCGCCGCCATGCGGCCTGCATCGCGGACGGCGACAGGCCCTGCAAGACGGCCGTGACCGCGCCGACGTCGATTTCGACTTTCAGTCGGTTCATGTCATTGCAGTGTCAGGATCGTCCAGCCCGTGCCGTCCGGCTGCGCCTCGATGACGCGATAGCGCCCGCTGCGCGCAGTCACGACGCTGCCCGGCTGGATGCCGGCGGCGTCCGCGTCGATCACGTGCAACATCGGCGCGACGAGGTTCGTGCGTTGCGAGCCGAGATCGGGACCGAGCCACGGCGCGTTGAACATGCCGCGCACGGGCCGGCCGTCGACGAATACATCGTCGTCGCCCAGATCCCGCAGCACGGCCGCGTCGACGTCCATCATCAGATCGTGGAACGCCATGCGTCACGCCTTCAGACGAATGCACGCGCGCGGGCGCGTACACAGATGGATCGGGTTCGACTGCGCCTCGATCTCGACGCCCTTGTTGAACGGCATGACTTCCTGCCGTGCGTAGTACGGCAGCCCGATCGTGTTCACCGCATCGACGTAATCGCCGGGCGCGAAGCGCGAGATGAACAGATCCGGCACGCCTTCGGGCACCGCATACGCCTCGTCGTCGCCGACGAATGGGATGCCGCCGATCTTGCCCCGGTAACGCTCGAACACGATGCCGTCGATTTCGATCGCGCCGCGCGGATCGCCGCGCAGAGCCGCCGCCGCCGCCGTGTTGAGGAACGTCTCTTTCACGGTCGGCAGCGTCAGCAGCTTGCGCCAAAAGTTACGCCCGCAGAACGCACGCACGCTCGAAAGCGGCACGTTGCCGAGCGCATCCTCGATCGCTTCGAGCGTGTCCTCGTTCTTGATCCGGATCTCGGTCTTCGCATTCGACAGTTCGTATTCGATCACCTGCTGCTCGATGCCGAAGCGGTCGAGCAGGTTCGCGACGACGTGCTTGCCGTCCGCGTCGAGGATCACGCCGCGCACCGCGCCGAGGCGGTGATACTCGTGCGTCGCTTCGAGTTGGCGGCGCATCTTCGCGAGCCGCTTGTCGACGTAGCGCTGCACCGTCTCCAGCTCCGAATCGTCGCCGAACGCGCGCAGGTTCTGGATCTCGTCCGCCTTGATGACCGCGCGCTGCGGCAGGTGGACCGTGTTGAACGGAATCAGGCTCGGCTTGCTGCCCAGCACGTTCGGCGCGGGCTGGCCGCGCACGCCGGACTGCACGAGCGCGAGCGTGTCGCCGTCGCGCTCGATCTGCACCGTCGTCGTCGTGATGCCTTCCTCGTCGAACAGGCCCGCCTCGCCGAGCCGGCCCGGCACGTGCGGCTGCTCGTTGATGGCGGCGGTCATGGACGACAGCGAAAATGCGTCGTCGTTGAAGATAGCGATGTCTGCCATATGCACTCCAGAATAGAAAAAAGCCGCGCGTCGGCGCGGCTTCGAAATCAGGGAATTCGCTGCGATCAGCGGATGACGATGTGGTACGAGGCCAGATCGTCGCGCGCGGGCGCGTCGAGCCCCGCGAGCAGGCGTGCGTCGACTTCGGCGAGCCGCTTGATCGCAACCGCCGGGCGCGGCTTGTCGGACGCCGGCAACGGCGCGTAGAGGATGCCGACGGCGACCTCCGCGCCGGTCGTCGCGGCGTTGTCGTACGGCGCGTATTCGCCGGATCCGATCACGCCGAGCACGCACCCCGCCGGCAACGCCGGGCCGGCCGCAACGAGAATCGCATCGCGCGAGATCTGGCCCGGCCCCTCCGAAATCAGGAATTCGGCGGGCAACGCGCCCATGGTTTGGATGTTGGACATTCAGCGCTCCTTTCAGCGATGAAAAGTTACTTGGCCACGCGGCGAGCCGCGTAGATGTCGGACGTGCGCAACGTGCGGCCGCGTGCCTGCGGTTGCGTCTGCTGCTGCGCCGGATCGGGCCGGCTGTTGATACGGGCGCTCGATGCCGTGAGGCGCTCGAACAACCGCGCGCGCACCTGATCCGGCGTCAGGCCGTCCGCGACGTACTGCGCGGTCAGATCCGTCTGGTTCGCCGCGAGGCAGATCCCGGCGATGTCGGTCGCGTTGCGGATCGCGCGATCAACCGTCTCGCGATCGCGCAGACCGGTCGCCGCGATCACGCCTTCGGCGCATGCGACGAGATTCGCGTCACGCAGTGCGTTGAACACGTGCGAGGCGAGCGCCGCGACGTCTGGCGGTTGCGGCGTTGGATCGGTCGGCGGGTTCTCGGGCGGAACGATCGGTTCCGCGTCCGGCTCGCCGGCGGCATCGAGCAGCGCCACAACCTGCTCGGGCACGGCCGAGAAACGCGCGAGAAGCGGCGCAGCACCGGCCGATGCCGCCAGCTTGACCGGGGCCTCGATCACGTCGCAGAAACCCTTTTCCTTCGCCTGCGCGGCCGTCAGCCACGTCTCCGCGTCCATCATCGCCCGCACGTCATCCTCGGACAGACCGCTGCGCTGCGCGTATGCCGCCAGAATGCCGGCGCTCGCGTTGTCGAGCAGCTCGGCGACCCGGCGCAGATCCTTCGATTCGCCGGCCGCGACCGTGTGCGGATGGTGGATCATCAGCAACGCGTTCTCGGGCATCTCGATCTCGTCGCACGCCATCAGCACCAGCGACGCGGCGGACGCCGCGATGCCGTCGACGCGCCCCTTCACCTTGCCGGCATACCGCCGCAGCGCGTTATAGATCGCGAACGCGTCGAACACGTCGCCGCCCATCGAATTGATTGCGACCGTGATCGACGATGCGTCGGTCGCGACGGCGTCGAGCTGCGACACGAAGTTCTGCGCGTCGGTGCCCCAAAACCCGATGTCGCTATAGATCCGGATCTCGGCGACCTTGCCGCCGCCCGCCTGCGCCTGCGCGCGGATATCCCACCACTTGCGGTTTCGTTTCATTCCCCATCCTCCTTCAAAACACTGCCGTTGCCGTCATCCATCGCGAGCTGCGTGTCGTATCGCAGGCCGAGCCGCTGCTCGCGCGCGAGATCCGCCGCGTTTTCCGCGTCGACCTGCTCCGGGTCATCGCCGCGCGCGAGCACCGCACCCGCACGGCTCGCAAGGCCCGCGCGGATCTCCATGCGCTTCGCGGTGACGTCCTGCACCGGATGGATGTACGGCCAGCCCTGCGGCACCCATCGCACGCGCAGATAGTCGCGACGCCGGCGGAAGTAATCGGGCATCGGCATCGCGCCCGACAGCGCGCACGCGTCGACCCACCAGCGCCACACCTTGCGGCAGAACTGGTGGATGAACACGTTCCATTGAAGCTGTTCGATCGTGCGGCGAAACTCGTTGAGGATCACGCGCAGCACACGGTCGCTGACGTCACGCAGATCGCCCGTGAGCACCTCGTAAGGCATGCCGACCGATGCGGCCGCCGCCATCAGTTGCTGCCGCATGAACGACGCATAATCGTTGCCCGCGCCCGGCGGCTCCGAGAACTTCACTTCCTCGCCGGGCGCAAGCTCCTGCATGCCGCCCGGTTCGAGCGACACGACCGGAGAGAAGCCGTCGACGTCGTATTGCAGCGACGCACCGGAAATGGGATCGCCAAGCGGGCCGAGTTCGGCATTCGGCTTCACGATGAAACCAGTAAACAGGTTGCTGACCTCTTGCCGGAACAACACCGCATCATCGAAGTTGTCGAGCGAATGCAGCCGCAACAGCACCGTCGACAATTCGGGCACGCCGCGCACCTGCCCCGGCCGCAGCGCGAGGAACACATGCGCGATCTCGTCGGCCGGCACGCGCACCGTCCGCGTGCTGTCGCCGGCCTGCCGCCCGTACTCGCCGGGATGCCGAGTCAACAGGTGATAGGCGACGCGCCGGCCGTCGTCGTCAAACTCGACGCCGTTGACGATCTCACCGTGCGGCAGGCGCTCGTTCTTCGTGACGGGCAGATGGTCCCCTTCGAGCAACTCCACCTGCATCGGCACGGCCAACCCGTCGCGCGGACTGCGCAACCGGCGTCGCACCAATACCTCGCCGTCGCTGAAGAACGTACGTGCGGCCAGCGTTTGCAAGCCCGCCATATCGCACGCCGCATTCACGTCGATTTCCTCGCCGCTGTCGTCCCAAAGCTGCTTTTGCGCTTTCCGGATCACGTCGTCGGGATGCTGCGGATGCGCCTTGATGCCTGTACCGATCGTGTTCGACACGAGCCGAATGATCGCGGCCTTCGCCCATGTGTTGTTTCGAATCGCATCGCGCGCCCGATGCCGCATGAGCGGCAGATTCTGAACGGCCGCGGCGTTCGGCCCCGCGCCTGACGCTTTCCACGAACGCGCGCGAGCACCGCCCGAGCCTGCCGATTCGTAAGCCGCTGCCTTCAGGCGCGTCGGCACCACGAACCCGCGTTGGGCGAGCATCGGATAGGCGCGACTCATCGAACCCCCTTGCCGGCATGCCGAAGTCGAACGATGCGCGAGCGCCCGCTCGCGCCATCGAGCGCGCGAATGATCTCGGTTTGCGCCTCGCGCAGCTCGAAGATCGAGCGATACTTCACGCGGCGATCCGCATACTGCACTTCGAGCTCGCCCTTCGCGATCGCGGACTGGATGCGATCGAGATCCTGCCTTGTGTAAGCCATCGGCTCTCTCCTAGCGGCGACGCGTCAGATAGCCGGAACGGCCGACGCGACGCCCCTGAATGCGCGAAACCCCGCTCGGCGGCGGGGTTTCGATGGGTTGTGCGGGTTGCTGCGGTGGCGGTGCGGTGTCCGTACCGTGATCGTCCGGCGGATCCGGCAGCGCCTCGACCGGCAGCGCCGACGGCAACGCGTCGAGCACCGGCACCGCCTCGAACAGCGACACCTGCGACAGGCGCTGCTGCTCGACCTGCCAGTGCGCCTCCGTCATCAGGTGCGTCTTGACGCTGCGCGCCGCGTGCAGCGCATACGCCTCGCAGTCGAGCGCCTCGTTTCGCGCACCGGCCTTCTTCTGCCAGACGCGCTTGGTGCCGAGGCGGGCGGGCACTTTGACCTCGGCCGTCAGCTGCGACAGATAATCGGACCGAACATCGCGATACCAATGCATGCGCCCCGGTCCGTCGCCGTCCAGCTTGAGCCGGTTGTCGAGAATCAGGTCCTTCGCCTTGCTGACGCCGACCATGAACGGCCGCAGCCCATACTTCGCGGCCTTGCTGTTGTTCCGCGTCGAGTCCACGGACGCGCGCGGCGTGCTGAAGATTTCGGCGTTGGCGTCCGTGCTGCCCTTGATCGCCATCACGTTCAGGCCCTGCCGCTGCGCCGCGCGCACGTACTTGTAGACCGCATCGGACGTCGAGCCGTCCGACGAGTCGATCGACATCGCCCGGACCCGCAGCAGCCCGCCCGACTCGTGGCGGTAGGCATGCGTGAGCAGCGTCGTAAGCGCGCCCCATACGCCGCCCGTCAACGGGTCTTCGCGTTGATCGAGCACGTTGCCGAAGATCTCGTCCCACACGACCAGCCAGCTTTCCTCGCCCCGTCCCCACGCGCGCAGCACGATCGCGAGGCGATCATGCTGCACGTCGACGCCGAGCGTCAGGAGCAAGCCGCCCGCCGGCACCACGAACGCCGGATACGGCAAGGCGCGCTCGGCGAGCGCGTCGATCTCGGGCAGATCGGTTTTGTACTTGTACGGCCGGCCCTTCGAGTTGTTCACGAACGAGCGCATTTTCGTGTCGTCGCCCGCGCGAAGGGCTTTTTCCGCCGTCAGCCACTTCTTCACCAGCTCGGCCATGCGTGAGCCGGGGAACGGCGATACCAGCTCGTTGAGCCGGAATCCGGCCACGCCGTGAAACGGGGCCGTCGCAACCCACCGCCCCCGGCGCACCGCGCGAATCCGCATCGAGTCGTCCCACAACGAGCCGCAGTGCGGGCACGTGTACCGCGCCGACTCGGGGCGGGCGCGACCGTACACCTCGTGCGCGATCTCCGCGTCGTCGGTCCACGTGACGTTTTCCCATACCAGCTCGTGTTCCTCGCCGCAGTCCGGGCACGGCACCAGATAGACGCGCTGATCCGATGCCTCGTAGGCCTGCTGGATGCGCGAGAAGCCGTCGACGGTGGGCGTGCCGCCGAAAATCACTTTGCGGCGGCTGTCCGAGTAGCTCTTGTTACGCTCTTCGAGCAGCGTGATCGAATCGCCCTGTTCGCGCACGTTCTGGTTCGCATCGTCCGGCTCCTCGACCGCGACGACGGGCGCGGGCGTCGACTTCACATCGTCCGGCGCGTTCGACGTGATGAACTTGAGGAACCCGCGCGAGAACGTCTTGTGGTCCCACAGGTTGTTCTTGTCGCGGCTCGCATGCACGGGCAGCTTCGCCGACAGGCGCGGCGTCACCTCGACCATCGGCTCGAACTTCTCCATGTTGAACTTCTTCGCCGACTTCTCCTTCGCGAACATGACGATCATCGGGCACGGGTCGACGTCAATCCGCCGGCCGATGTAGTTCAACAGCACCCCATCCGTCCACGCGACCTGCGCCGACTTCATGCACACGACTTTCTGCACGGTCGGATCGTCGAGCGCCGCATGCATGCCGAACACCCACGGCGTGATGTTCGGGTTATAGCGGCCTGGGCTCGCCGTCGCCTTCGCGCTCATCCGGCGATGCTTGCGCGCCCAGTCCGTCGTCCCGATCTTCTCCGGCGGACGCAGCAGTTGCGCGATCCGCCGGATCACCGCCCGAACCGTCTGACTCGTATCCAGAAAGCTGTTCAAGACACCCATACATATGCTCGTTCAACCATTCGAGGTCAATTTCAACGTCATACAGCGCGCGCAGTTCCTGCACCAGCTTGTCGGATAGCGCGAGCAATTCCGTCTGAAAGGCACCGACCATCTGGCCATATGCCTGCTCAAGCTGCGCTGCGTTGACCAACTGCCCTTTCTTCTCGGCCAGCGTCAGCAATTTGATTTCGCGATCGACACGTTCGGTCATCGCGCGTTCGGCCACGAGGTCGATGCCGGTTTCGCTCGCGCGGCCGGCAGCCATTTCGCGCAGGTGCCGGACGTAGGCAATCCGGATCTGGTCGATCGTGGCCGAGCGATAGTCGAGCCCGACCTTGTCGACGAACCGCGAAACGGCCGACTGATCGAGATCGAGATGCTCGGCGATTTGTTGTTGGGTTGGCATGAATATGACCCCCCTAGGTCATTCAACAGTAGAGAAAAAGCGCGGGTGCGCACCCCCGCGTGCGCCCGCACCATAGGGTCCCCTGCCTAACTTCTAGGCAGCGTCGACCCCGACCGCGAGCACCGCGACCGCGCGATCGCCCGCTCGGTCCATCGCCCACACGATGCGGTCCATCGCATCGTCGAATACGAAACCGCGCGCGGTCACGCGCCCCGTGCTTCGATCCTCATCCCACGCGGACCAGACTTCACCCGGCCCGCCATTGGCCGACTCGCTTCGCATTTCAGCGCCCCAATGCAAAAAGCCCCGAGGGCTTTCGCACTCAGGGCTTTGGAATTCATTTCGTAGGGACGAACGCCCCCACACGACCTAACGGGCTCCTCGTATCGTTGTTTTGTCCCGAGAGGTTTGCACGACTAACGCGCGGTGCCAGCGAATATCCAGTGACGCGGTAAAGGATGTGCGAAGTTTACGCGATCCGCTCTTGGAATGGAAGACGTTTCATTCTCGCAATTGGCAGCGCAGCGTGTCATTCACAGAGCCATTGATCGCATCGAGCAGCGCAAGCATGTCGTGAAAGCGCCACGACCAATTGCGCCGATACTCCTTGAGCGTCACACCAAGGGCCTGCGCTCGCGCCGCTTCTTCGATCGGCCGCTTACCGGCCCCGCCACAATCAGGGCAAATCTGCCGCCCGTGAATAGTTGCGGGCGCAGCGATCTGCACGCGCCCCACACCGCTGCAAACGTCACATCCTTCGTACTCCCTAAATACCAGCGGTCCATTGCGGCCGTGAAAGAACGGAATCCGCTCCTCCGCGACACATACCTTCCCGTGCCCTGCACAGACGAGGCACCGTATCGTCGCCTTCGGTTGTTCGGTTGAGCGCCGAACAACGCCACGGCCCTCGCACGTCCCACATTGGTCGTTGACCCACTCGTCGAGCAGCCGCAGCGCGAATCGTTCGATCACATCCACTTGCGCACGCTCGACCGCATGACCGGCGCGTTGTTCGCGGCGCTCATCGCGCTTCAACCCGGAAAACTTTCCGCGCTTGAATCGCCCCGACGTTCGCATCATCTGCGCCAACAGCAGCATCGCGCGTCGAATCATTTCGGGCTTCGCCTGCTGCGCGACCTTGATCCGAACCAGCAACCGACCGAGATCGTTCGCAAAGGCGAGCGCGCCCAAAGTAACTTTCGGATCGGCAATCGGGTCGGTGAACTGACCACGCACGCTCATCGCGACGCCCGCCCGCTCCATCAGATCCATCATCGCTTTCTCCTTAACGTCCTAACGTCCCAATGTCCCAAGGGAAAAGGCTTGCAGGGGCGCGCGCGCCCGCGACATGCGCCGCTCACGTCGCGCATGTCGCGCGCCCGCACCCGCACACGAAGCCGTGCTTTGGGACGCTGGGACACGGGACGTCCACGGCGCGCCAAAGCGGGCAACGCGGCGCGCCGCGAACAGCATCGCGGCGCGCCGAACGCGATCAAAGCGGGCTGTCGTCATCGCCTGCCGCGACCGCTTCGAGCGCCGCTTCCGGCTCCTGCTCCTCGCGCACGTAGTACCAGCCACGCGAGCCCGTCGACTCACGCTTGCGCACCCATCCGAGGGATTTCAGCGCCTTGCCGATACGGCGCTGTTCCGCGAGCGTCCATTTCGACGTGTCGAGCTTCAGGATGTCCGCGAGGATCGATTCCATCGTCGTGTGCGACACGTATTCCAGCGCCTTCGCGATCTTGTCTTCGTACACGTCGCCTTCGTACCGCTCGGCCTGCTCGACCTCGAACAGCGGGCGCTCCTGCTCTGTCACGTGCCACACGACGCCCGCGCGGTACAGGAGGACGGCCTCGGCCCACAACTGATCACGCACGCGCGCGATGCCGTCGATATCGACCAAGCCGCCCACGCGCAACGGCCAGTAGCGCCGGTTGCCCGACTCGTCCTTGAGGTACGTATCGAAGTTGACGGAGCCCGCGAAAACGCACTGACGCGGCACGTCGGTCGCGCGCTTGCCGTAGAAGTTCCGGAACCGGTCGACGGCCGTCGCGAAGAAGCTCTTGACCGCCGACGAGTCCGCTTTGTTCAACGAATCCAGCTCGGCCAGCTCGATCACCCACTTGCCCGCCATCACCGCATAGGTGTCCTTGTTGCCGATCTGGATCGGCGTATCGGTGAACCATTGGCCGCCCGCCAACACCTTCAGCGCCGTCGACTTACGCGCGCCCTGCTTGCCTTCGAGGATCAGCACGTTATCGACCTTGCAGCCCGGCTGCATCACGCGCGCGACGGCCGCGATCATCCATTTCATGAAGGCCAACTGCACATACTCGCTGTCGGCCACGCGCAGATACGTCGACGGCATCGAGCGCACGCGCGGCACGCCATCCCATTCCAGCCCCTCCAGGTACTCACGCACGTCGTGAAAGTGCGTCGCGTCCGCGACTAGCAGCACCGCGTTCATCACGATATCGGTGCGCACCGAAATGCCGTACCGCTGCGACAACCAGAGCACGCAGCGCTGATCGTCCATGTCCGTCCATTCGCCGATGGTGCCCTGCGGGAACGGCGGGGCCTTGCGCTTCATCACGCGACCGCCGAAATCGTCCTGCTCGATCACACCCCGCCACGCCTTGTGATTCGAGAGGATCAGGTGGACATTGCCGAGCGTCGGCAACAGCGTGCCCTTGTCCGACCGCGCGAGGTCCTGCTCCCATGTGTGCGCGCCGTTCTCAGCTTCGCGTCCGTCCCATTCCGCCGGTCCTGCGGCAGCGGACGTCGCGGCCGGCGCCGACCGCTCGGCGTCGACGGCAGCCGGGCGAACGTCTTCGTTTGCTGGCGCGAGGATCGACAGGATCGCCGCCTGCACCTGCCGCGTGACGGCCTCCAACCCTTCCTCGACGTGCAAATCGTTGAAGTCGGTGAGCTTGCGCTCGCCGCGATCGGTGAACGTCGGATAGACGACGCTGACGCCGTCGACCTCGGCAGCCGCTTCGTATGCCCGTTTCAGGCCGGCGTTCTCGAAGCGCTTGCGCCGCTGCGGCAGGACGTCGTTACCGTACGTCACCTCGACGTAGGCCACGCCGTTGTCGTCGACGCGGCGGTGCGCGGCGACCATGTACCACGTCTTCTTCGCCTCGATCCGGATCGGCGCGGCATCGAACGGCAGCTCGCCCCGGAAGTCGAATTCCTCCGCGAGCCAGTCGCGCATCCGCTGCTCGATCTTCCAGTCGTCGTCCGCGCAGATCAGCACGTGCGCGTTCGGATGCGCGTCGCGCAGATGGCGGGCAGTCGACAGGATCCCGCCCGCATCGAAACAGACGCAAAGCGCGAACGCCTCGGCCGTCGCCATGCGCACCGAGCGGCCGGTCGCATAGCCTTCGGCGATCATTACGAGCTGGTCGTCCGCCTTCACCTCGCCGAGCCGGCAGGCCGCGCCCTTCTTCTCCATGCCCTTGTTGAAGCGTTTCGCGCCTTCCGGCGTGATCTTTTGAAGCCCCACAAGCCGCGCTTCATCGTCATACTGATACATCGGCACGAAGATCGTGCCGTCCGAGTCGAACCGCACGCCTTCGGCCGTCACCTGCTTGCGTTCCAGATAGGCCGACGCGCCTTGTTCGCTCGCGCGCGCCCATTGGTCGCACGCGCGGTTCGCGGCCATGCGCGCCGCACGCGCCGCGCGTTCCGCTTCCGCCTGCTCGGCGGCCTCTTGGCGGCGACGCGTCTCCGCGAGCGCTTCCTCGCTCAGCGGCGCACCGTTCCACTGGAATCGCTCCGTGCCCGGATCGTCGCCGGAGAAGTGACCGAACGTGCCTGTATAGCCGATCACCGCGCCCTTGCTGACGACCTCGCGCAACTGATACCAGTACTTCTTGCGCGGGCCGTAGCGATGATGCTTGCCGTCCGCGACCGGATGGCCGGACGGCAGTTCCGGATGATCGGCGTTACGGAGCTGCTGGATGATTTGATCGAGCGTCGACATAGGGATATTCACCTCTTGAAAGCAATCCCTCGCGCGCGCGAATCCGAACGCACGGCGAGGGGAAAGAAATGGGAAAAAACAGATGCGATGCAGCGAACGCAAAGCAACTTGGCTCGCGTCGCTACAGCGTCTTGAGCAGCGCTTGCAACTGGCGAAGCTTGTCCGCCTCGCGGCCGTTCGCCGCCTGCTGTTCCTCGATCACGAGCGCGGCGGTTTCGATCTCGACGGCGATCTCGCGTATCGATTCCACGGTCGCGGTCAGGCGGTTTGCGATGCCCGACAGCAAATCGATCGGCGATGCGCTGCTGTCGCGCCTGTTCAGCGATTCGCTTACGGGCGCACGAACTTCCGGCTCCGCGTCGTCGACCGCATCGGCCTCGACGCCACACGTCGCGAGCCGGACGCGTCGAAATTCGCCGCGCGTGACCTCGCGAACGAGCCCGGCATCCTTCAACCGCGCGAGGCAGTTGTCCGCCGTTCGTGAATCGATTTGCGCCTTGGTCGTGGCTTTCACCTGCGCCACGATCTGCTTGGTCGTCCACGATTCTTGAATCGGCACGAACTCGAAAACCTTCTGCGCGACAGACGGCATGCCGCGCAGAATGGATTGCTGACGGCCGGGGTTCATGCCCGCCCTCGCCGCTTTGAGCCCATCGAAATACCCTTTTGCATAAACTCTCCTGTATGCGTTGTGATCCTTTTCCACCGCTGACCCCCGTCCATCACCGCGCGTCCGATACGTACATGCCGGCCAGCTCGGCCATGCGACGATCGTGCGCCAACTGGTGCGAGTAGTTCCGCCAACGCGCCCGTCCAGCGATGTAGAGCTGTTGCCCGGACGGCGAGAGCCGGTAGCGGGATGCTCGGCGACGCAAGCCGCCGCTCGTGCTGTTCGTATTCACTTCGAGTCTCCAGTGCTAACTGACGGAGCGAACCTCATCTGCTTTGCAAAGTCGCTTTTCTGGTCAGCCTCGATAGGCACAGCAGCGACGGCGAAGCGCCTCGCGCCCCAAAGCCTTGATGCGGATAAGAAGTGCCTCGACGGCCTCGACGATCTCGGAACGCGGGTGCCGGTCTACAAGCCCGATCACCGCGACCCGAGCTTCGCTACCGCTCATCGTTCCGCGAAAACACGCGTCGCAGATTTCGACAAGCGTAAGATCGGCGCGAGGGCCTGCATGCCGAGTGGAAATGACAACGGCCGACGCGAGCTCGCACCTCGGACATTCCATCCGCAGCGCCTCCAAGCCCCAGATGCAGATTCGGGTGAATAGCGCGGACAGAATCTCAATCGCGGTATCGCGATCAGCCATTTCAAGTAGGCGGCTCGCGGCGCGCACTTCGGCGTCGCCGTACCAGCTCTTCCAGTATCCTTCTGCCCGATACGCAAACCCTTGTTTCAAACCTTCGCTGGAGCCCTTCATCATGTCCTCGAATATTGAGAAATTTGATCTACTCGTTGCAGAACTGCTTGCGACCCTGTACGAGCGTTTCCCTGTGGCAACAGGAATCACGGCGAGCGACCACGGCATCAATGCGGAAAACATGTTTCGCAGCGACGGCACCATCGACCAAGACATCGCGGCCGCCCTCGAATTCTTCTGCAATACCGTTCGATGGCTGAAACGGGCCGGATACATCGATTACGACAGGGAGCTCGATTCGGGGACTTTCAGCGAATTGGTGCTGACCGCAAAAGCGCTTGAAATTCTCAAGGCCACTCCGTCGTCCCTTACAGGCAAGCAAACGCTTGGCTCGTATCTTGTCGATAGCGCGAGGAACGGCGCGACCGAAGCGCTGAAGCAAGGCGTCACTACCGCCTTGTCGGCGGGCGTATCGCTCGCGTGGGCTGCCGTTAAGACGCAAATTGGCCATTCCTGATCTCCTGTCACTTGCCACGCAGGCGTCGCCACTCGGTCGACATTGATTCGTCGAAGATCGCAAGATCCTCCGCACTGAGACGGCCCGCGATTTGATTGCGGAACGCGTGGCGCTCAGTCTTCGTCGGCAGTGCCGCGCAGGACAACGCGGCGCGTTCGATAAACAGCGCAACGCGATCGGGGAAAGTCGAGATCAGGGAGACGAACAACCGTCCGGCCTGCTCCGGAGCGACTTCGATCCGGTACGCGAGCGCAGCAATGCCGCATGCGAGCTGATACGGGCGTTCGCAACACAACTGCACCTGCTCGCGCGCAACGCGGCAGCAACCCATGCCGGGCATGAATCGCTGCATGTCAGCGACGCCGGCGGGCAGCAAGGTTACGGGCGGCATGGATCAGCCGCTGGAACAGGCGCTGCCCCTTGCGGCCGGTCGCGATGATCTGCTCGGCTTCGCGATCGTCGATGCGCTGATCTTCGAGCGCGCGCGTCACGTCGTCGGCGACCTTCCCCACGTGCGCCTGCAAGTGGAGCGTCGTCGTCACGAGATGCATCGTTCCCGGTTCATGGCCGTCGACCGCGTGGTGATCGTCGACGCGCTCCGCGACAAGCCCGAAACGAGCGTTGAGCGCATGCAATGCATCGAGCGCGTGCGCCTCGGCTTCGCTCTTCTCCTGCATCCACTCGATCAGCAACTCGAACATCTCCATCGAGAGGCGGCTATCGCCGACGCCGCGCAGGCGCAGACGAAGCGACTCCGGCGTGATGCCCTTGCCTCGGCGGTTCGTCAGGTGATTGGCGGCGTCGGCTACGCCGCCGGGCGTGTTGCGCACGGACGTATAGAGCACGTCCAGCCATTCGGTGCTGTCGTATCTGCAGGTCATTGAACTATTGGTGGTCGGTCGTTTTCAATCTTTTGCTGCTCGAGGGGGAGGCGTACGATTCGCTCTGTCCCGCGAGGGGCCTATCGGCTCACTCGGCGGCGGAACTGTAGGAACGCTGTCCAGCGCACCGCTTCCCAAGGCAGTCGAGAAGCGCCTGAACGGTCGAGACGCGAGGGTCTGAGACGACCCGTCCACCAATCTTCGCGAGGGTTTGATACGGCACGCCGCTTTGCTTCGCAATTGCCGGCCAATCGCCCTTTGCCGCGTCGAGATGCCGCAGCACGGCAGTAAGAATCGGCTCGCTTCCGGTCTTCATAACGCCCCCAATCACAATGGCCAGCCGCGAGTTTATCCATCTAAGGAATTTCATTCAACCAACACGCAAGGCAAACCATCCGCCAATGGTTATCCAAATTCGGCAAGATGTCGGCATGAAAACGCCGCCCACGAAGTCATCGCTTCGGATGATCTTGGCCCGCAAGCTGCGGTGGTACATGGATCACTACCCGCACGTGGACAAGCAAGAAAAGGTCGCCAAGCGCGCCGGAATTTCCCAAAGCTCGGTCAATCGAGTCCTGTCCGGGAAGGTAGACACGCAGATGCGCGTGGTGGAATCTCTCGCTAACGCGATCGGCATATCCCCTACCGATCTGCTGATCGACGACGCGAACGATGCATCGGTAATTCACTACGATCGCGTCCGCTACGCCCAACTCCCGGAGACGGAGAAGAAGGCAATCGAGCGATATATCGAGTTTGTTCTGAGTCAGACCACCGCCACAACCACCGAGGAAGACGGGTCGACGACCATCGAAGAAGTTATTCCGGCCACGCCGGGATCGAAGAGGCGCGCGTCAGCCGCCGCTCAACGCCCATTATCGAACGAATTGTTGAGCGATGAACAAAACCACAAAACCCGCATCCGAGGGACCAAAACGCGAAACCGATAACGTCTACGAACTGCCCACGATACGAAGACGAACTCGGCAGGCCGCCATCCGCGCGTTTCTGCGCGATTTGGTAGCGCGCCACGATCGATCGCCCGCAGTGGCCGCCGCTGCCGTGCTTCTACGCGAGGACGGCACAATCGCCATCTCCGCCAAAGGCGTAGACGCCGATACCGCAGAAGACGTTTTGGCCGGCGCACATCAATTGGCTGAGCGCATCGAATACGCGCGGAATCAGCGTTCACACCGGCTCGCCCGCCAACGCGGAACCGCCAGCATCCTCGCAACCGCGACGATCGGAATTGCAGCCGCAGCATACCTAAACACTTCAGCGTGGCTTGATGCGGCGCTAGTCCTTACCTGCCACGCCGCAACCCTGCTGCTGACCCCACGAAACTCCCGATAACGCGCCCCCGCCTAACCCGGCGGGGATTATTCCGGGAGCACTTATCCATTTATGGATTGACAGGGCATTTTCCATTAATGGATACTCCACCTGTCGCGTCACATGACGCTCAACCGGAGATTTACCCCATGAAGCCGACCGATCTTCACGCTGAGGCCCGCCGGAACTGGCTCCGCGACGAGCAAGCCCCGCGCGTTACGCCCTCCGAACCCGCCCGCCAAAGTAACTTGGAAAAGTCGCTGCTGTTCAAGTGCGTCTTTGCCGCCGCCGCCCTGATCATCGCGGCGAACGTGCTGGATAACGGCCCCGTCGCCGACAAGCCCGCCACCTTTCACGCCAACGTCTGACGCTCACGCGCCGAGGACGGCTTGCGCGCTCGGCGTAAAGGAGATGAAGCCATGCACAGAATCAACGCTGCACAGCACGCGGGCATCCCGCGCCGGGACACGCTGTCGCCCCGGACCGTCGCCCGTTACGAACGCGATCGCCAGCTTCCGACGTCGCCGATCCTCGTCGGCAAGCATGTCGTCATGCGCCGGCCACTCGTGGACGGCGTCTATATCGAGTATCTGATCATGGACGGCAACACCATTGCCGCGAAGCAGATCTCGATTCCAGACGAACCCACGTGTGCGGACGCGATCAAGCGCCTTCGCGCCGCGACACACGCCGAGCCGGAAAAGCACTCCCGCCCGCAGAAGCCGCGCGCGTTCAGGATCAGGGAGGCATCGTGATCGACAACGCCCTCCCGAACGCGGCTCCGCGCCGACTCAATCCATACGTCGACCTCACGCCCGCTCAACGGGCCGACCTGACGGCTCGAATCCTGACCGTGTTCAGGCACGCCACGCACGCGATGACGTCCGACGAGGTGTGCACGACCCATTTCGCCGACATGCCGGGCGCGGCTGCGCAATGCATCGACAAGCTCGCGCGGGGCGGATGGCTGCGCCGCCAACCGCGCCCGCACGACCTGCGTTTCCTGTACTGGCTGACGGGATCGGACGCGGCCCCGCCGCTGTCGGTGCCCTGCAAGCAGGCGGACGGCACCTATTCGAACGATGCCGGCAGCGCACTCGCGCCTCGACATGCGTCGCGATCCGCCGTGCCCGCCGGATCCGCGCACACGCGCCCCGAACTCCACACGATCGTCACGCGAAACGCGGAACGTCACGTCGCCGTCTCGTTCCCGCATCTCCGCTCGCTTGAGATTTCCGTCGACTCGCTGCTTGGGTCGGATACCCGCACGTTGCGATTCCTGCGCCTGTTCCGCCAGAGCATCGACCTCGAAGTGTCGCGACTCGAACTGATGATCCAGAACCGGAGGACCGCGTGAAGCGCATGACGACCTACAAGCATCCGACGTCGTATAACGAGATCGTCGCTCACGCGAATGCCATTCATGCGCGTCGTCTCGCTCAACTCAAGAAGGCCGAGAAGCACATCCGAGCGATCGAGCGCGACCTTGCGTTGGTCGCTGAAACCGGCGTTTACATTGCCGTTGACGGCTACTCGATGTACCTCGAAGACTGCCGCGCACCCGACGAATGCCGCTACAGCGGCCGGGCAAAATGGGCGCTCCGAGTTCGCGCGGGGATTTTCAACGAGACGGCCGATCGCGCCATCCGCGCGTTTCTCGCGCTCGGCTGGATCGTCGAGCGCATTGATACCGCTCCGAATTGGTCGAATCTCCTGCTTCGGCGACCGAAAACGCAGTCGCGCCTGATCCTCGACTGCTCAATGGAACTCGCTCACAGTCTCCGACCGCAGGAGTCCGAGTAATGGACGCCCGCACCCAACCGCTCGCGCTCGTCGACCGGCCGTCCGGAATCGTTGCGAGCGTTTCGATACAAGCGCACCAACTCGCCGACCGTGATCGTCTGCTCGTCGACGGCAGCTTGCCCCTTGTCGATACCGCCCTCGATCTCTCGCGCCCATGCTTCGGCTGCGCCCTTGGTTCGAAACGTCTTTGCTATACTCTGTCCCCGCCGGCGGACTTGAGCACGCCAGCGGTCGCCGATCTTGAGGATCGAAGCCATGAAACACCCCGTTTGTGGACTGTAGCAATGCGTCATCCACATACGCTGCTACAGGGTCGATTTGTAGCAGAATTGTAGCAGGCGGGGCGTTAAACTATGCTTCACAACCCGTCATTTCGCGTCATGTGCGGAAAGACGAAAATCCCGGAAAAGCATACGGGACAAGGCTAAGAGCCTGACTCATAAGGGTTCAGTCCATCCCGCTCAAACTATCCGCTCCCCGTAGTTCAATGGATAGAACAAGCGCCTCCTAAGCGCTAGATACAGGTTCGATTCCTGTCGGGGGGACCAGTCATGCCCCAAACCTCCCCCAAGATTCACAAGAAACTCCCCGTCCAAGCCCGTCTGGCGGCCGTCTCGCGTCCATCGTTACCCAACGTTGCTCAGTGACAGCCAGAGAAAGTGTTGGTATTTTTGTTGGTATCAGCAGATACCAACAACACAGATAACTACGCCGACATTCACACGCTGGACGATATCCGGCGGAAAATTGAATGTAGATGCATCTTGAGGCCCCGCCAACGTGGCCCCATTGCGAACGACAATGTCGGATACTGGCGAGAGATCAGACCGTTGCCCGGCGAGAAGCAGTTCAAGGGCCGCTTCACTCCGTTTGATCTGAAGTTCGAGCCCATTGAATTCCGTCTCGACGCTTTCCGCATCGTCGGCGCTCATCTTGCCGCCGAACTCGGCGTAATACGCGCGATCGGAGGCGATCGGCGTGCGGCGCTCGTCGCGCTTCACGTGCTGCTTGAAACCCGCTCGATGCGGCACGTTCGGCCGATGGTCGTCCTGCGCCCGGTTCATCCACACGAAACGGTTGTCGCCGTGTGCGGCGAGGAAATGCTGTACCTGCCGCACGGCTTCCGCCTCGTCCGAGTTGCCCGTGCCGCCGCGTAGTTCGAGCCAGCCTTCGAAGCAGCGACGCGCAGCCTCGACCGCTTCGCCCTGCGGCCAGCCGGTCAGCCCGTGCGCCGTCGCCAGTTCGCCGGCCACCGCAACGAGACAGAACCGCTTGGCGACGCGCGCGACCTGCGAATGTGAGCCGTCCGGCACCCATTGCCCGACCAGCTCGTCGACGCGCATGCGCAGATGCTCGGCCAGCTCGCCGGCCTGCGACGACGCCCATTCGATGAAGGCCGGCCCCGCCGTGCCGTAGTGCATGCCGGCGTGCCGCTCTAGATGCTCGATCAGCGCGGCCGGCGTCGGGAAGCCGTGCAGCTTCTCCACGACGCCCATTTCGCCCACCTCGGCCGGGATCGCGGGCAAGCGCACCTCGATACCGCCTTTCATTGGCTTGTTGCCCTCGGCCATCAGCGCGGACACGCTCTTTTCGCCGTTTGAGAGAAACAGCAGCCGCCACGTGAGCACGGGCTTGGCCGAGCCGCTACGCGACGCGCGGGCCTTGCCCGACTCATTCGCGAGCATGTAGATCACATCGCCGACCAAGCGCGGCTCGACCTGCCCGATTTCGTCGAGGATCAGCAGCGCGTCGCTATGCTGCGTGGCGACTGCTTCGAGCGCGTTGTCGGTCGCCTTCCAGCTCCGCACGTAGTCCGGCGAGCCAAACACGGACGCGGCGATGACGCCGCCCGTCGACTTGCCCTTGGACGTCGTGCCGAGCAGGTGGAAGCCGCCCGACTGAAGCCCGGAGAAGTGCAGCAGCGGACCAGCGAAGGCGGTAGCGACGCAGAACAGCAGCCGGCTATTGCCGACGCAGTAGGCCGCGACCCCGCGTTGCCAGTCGTCCAGCGTGCCGCGTTCCTTGAACTGGCTCTGGATCGGCGTGTCGGCCTGATAGATCAGCGCCTCTTTGCCGGTGCCGATGACGCGATCGGGCAGCACGAACGCGCCGTGATGCCAGCCGACGCGCGGCACGCAGCGCACGCGCTCGTCCGGCTGCGCCATCTGCACGTAGTTCGCGATCTGCGTGCGGGCGATCTGCGTCACGCCGAGCTTCACGCCCATATCGAGCAGCATGCGGCGCAGCTCCGTGCCGTCGCCGGCAAAGAGGCCGGCCGGCACTGCCCATCGTTTCAGGATGCCGTCGCGATCGGTGAATTCGAGCAGGTAGCCCCACTCGCTGTTCATCTCGTTGCGCGTCTCCGCGATCACGTCGATCCGCGTGCTGACCCAATGCGGCGGCAGCGGATCGCCTTGATTGTTGAAGCCGTGAAACCACACGCCCTTGTCGTCGACGACGAACCGCGACTTGCCGTCCTGCGCGCGGGCCGTTTTCGGGCGCTTGGTGGGCTTCGCGGCGGCTGGAGCGACCTTGCCCTTGCCGGCATCCGACGAACCGGCCAGCGCGAGCGCAGCGCGCACGGCAGCAGCCACCGCATCCGGGCCGAGGTGCGCAGCCAGGTCGTTGAAGTCGGTCCCGGCCGCCGGGCGGTTCGGACCGAAATCGGGCACCGCGACGATGCCGGCCACCGCCTCGGCCGCCGCGCGGGCCTTCGTCACGCCCGGATTGCCCTTCGTCGTGTGGTCGTCGTCGGCGCACACGACGATGCGGGCGTCCGGATACTGGCCGCGCTGTGCCGTCGCCACGGCGTGCAGGTTGCCTGCGTCAAACGCGACAGCGGCCGGATAGCCGGTCGCGGCCACGAGCGTCGCGCACGTGGCGTAACCCTCGCCAATCAGCAGCGTGGACGATACCGCCCCGCCGATCAGCGAGAAGCAGCCCGCCTTGCGGCCGTTCGGCAGATAGCGTTTCTGGCCGTCCGTGAGGACGAACTCCAGCGTCCACAGCTTGCCGTCCGCGTCACGCGCTGGGATGACCAGTGCGCCGTCGCATGCGGCCGTGCCGATGCACAAGCCGCCGCGATAGACGCGCAGCGCGTCGACCGGGATGCGCTTGCGAACGAGGTACGCGTGATCGGCCGGCGCAGGCTCGGCCGCCGACCAGATCGATTCGGCGAGCGCCGATGCGGCTTGCTGCTTCTCGGTGAGTGTCGCCAACTCGGCCGCTTCGCGGGCGGCGCGCTCGGCGTGCTGTCGCTCGCGCTGTGCTGGGTCGATCGACTTGGCGCGATGCGCGCGCGGATCGAAGCCGCCTTGTTTGGCGAGATGAAACAGCGTGTTGATGGTGATCTTGCCGCCCTTGAACGACTTCCATACATCGCGGGCGTCTCTTGCGTTGTAGTTTTGCGCGCCTTGGCTCCATTCGTTCCAGAGGGTGAAACCCTCTTCGCCGAACTCGGCCTTGAGCGCCATGCCGGCCTGACGCCACGTGTCTCGGTCGTCGGCCGGAACATAGCCGAGCACGACACTTGCCCGCTCGAATTCGGACATGGGTGCGTTACTCATAGATTCCCATTGGACACGCGCGAGCCAGCTACCCGATTAGCAGTCCATATCGGCAAGCCGTTTACCCGGCGCGCGAAGAATAGAATGATGTTCGGCCGCCTAGCGGCCGAACATCATGATCGCCTTAGTGCGTCGTGCGCGGATAGCGCGTAACGCCGAGCGCCGCGAACAGGTGCTGTTGCACACGCCCCATTAGGCCCGCCACGAACGCGTGGCCGCTGACCGTGACGTGATGCGTATCGATGTCGCCGTTGTCGTGCATGCTGGCATTCAGCCCGCGCACGAAGGCGTCGACCTGAAAGGCGGCGTAGTCGTGCAGACGCACTTCGCCTTTCAGCTCAAGCCATGCGTCGGCGCAGACCGCGCCGAGGTCGACGGCGAATTGCAGTTCGATCGGTGCGCTCGTGTCGAGGGGTGGCGCGTTGTCGAATCCTTCGATGACCGCGGTTCGGACGTACTGGCTCATTGCGTATCTCCGATATCCGTCATCGCGAAGGCCAGCTCGCGCAACTCGCTCGCCATGCCCTGCACCAGCCAAAGTAGGTTGAGGCGCGCGCCTGCGTTCATCTCCTGAAACATCGTGAAGCCGTCATCGGCGAACGCCAGCAGCAGCGATTCGAGGTGCATCGCACGGCTCGCGACGAAGTGAGACAACGCGAGTGCGCCGGCGAATTCGATGCGGCGGCCGTCGTTCATGTGGATCGACAACGCGTCAGCCATGCCGCACCTCCGCGCGCACGAGCGCCGCGATGGCGACGAGTGCCGCGCCGGTCGCATCGAGCGCGGTTTGGTACGTGTCGGCGGTGGCCGCTTCGCGCAGTGCGGCACGGATGATCGAATGGATAAGGGGAACGTTTCGCCCGGAATGGGCGTGCGTCGGCTGGCGCATTGGGTGCGACCTCCTTGGACGGGTTGGCGAACCCGGCCCCCATCGCCAAATGGGGTGGCCGGGCACATGACAGGGTTGGCGAACCGGCGTCCAAGGAAACCGGCGTGCGCGAACGCACCCCCACCAAGGCCCGACCATTGAAGGCACAAGGTGTACGGACGTAAAAAAACCGCACGTCGGCGGCTGTCCGCCTTGGAACAATTCCGGTCGCCAAACCGGATCGCTGCTGTTTCAGCGACACCCACAGGATACCGCGTGACGCCGCGCGGCGCAAATTCGCACAGCAACAGACCAATTACGACGGAGCGGCCCGGCCGCAGCCGGTCGCTCCGCGTCATGGCAAAGTGACTTTGGATGCGCGCGATCGTCATGCGCTCAGCCCGCTTTCGACCAGCACGACTGCGATGCGTTGCAGGCGAACGGCGGCGCGGGCGCATTCGTCGTTGCCACTCGACCAAAGCACCCCCGTGATCGCGTCGATCTGCTGAACCGTCGGATCGGCGAGCGGCCGGCTGGCATCGTCCAACGCGTCGCCCAAATCGAGCGACGCACCTTCCAGATCGCTCGCGAGCACAATGCGTGACGCGGGCGACAGAGTGCCCGGCGCGACGAGCAGCCGGGCAATTTGCGTCGCGTGAATCGCCGCCAGATGGCAGGCGCGGCTATCCGACGCCCAGAGGGCGGTCGCCACGCGCTCCAGGAACGCGGCCATGCGAAGCAGATCGGGATTGCCGCACGTCACGCGCGCGTCTTCGAACGCCGCGCAAGCGTCGAGCCACGCGCGGCGCGCATTAACGGACGGCTGCGTCGACATGCACTCGCACGCCTGCATCAAGTTGATCGTCAT